GTATAAGTTAATGTTAATGCAGTAGAACTAGGTTGTACCACACGTATTATATTAGAAGTTGAACCATAACTATATGGGTCCATATTAGCATATATATTAGACTGCCCAGTATCACTTATCTGTATTAAACCAGACGTATTAGCGTCCTTACTAACTCTATCTATACGTGCCATATCAGTAGTGAAAGCTACCTCAGTAGTCCCATTTAAACTGGCTGTCTGCGTTATCTGTGCACCATTAGTATCTGTACCCCACACACGTACTGTCTGTGACGTATCAGCCGTACTCTTTGATACAGCATATATTGTTGATACTGCTGATGGTTGGCTAAGTACTGATACACCCTCCCACCAATAACTTGTGGATAATCCGTTACTATCAAGTACAGATAGAAACCCTCTATTACCAGTTGTAGGGTTAAGCGGGTTTAACCATATATTGTTAGTCTTATCAAATAGGTTAGTAATAAACTCTACATCCCTAGGGAACGTAGCAGTAGTCTCACCTGCTGCAATATTTAATGTGCCTTGCTTAAATAGCTGTGGCCAATCGTGTCTACCAACTATATCGTCATAACGGTAGTTTATCCAGTTTACTATCTTAGATTGATATTCACTATCATCAATAGTAATCCTATCAGTAACCTGTGTTTTCATTTGTGCGAGTGTTAGCACTATTACCTCCTATTTATTATATCTTTAATCTCATCTGGCGTATTATATTTAACCTTAGTCTTCTTCATAATCTGTTGAGCTTCTTTAGGATTACCCGTATTCCAATAGTTATCGTTCTTCCACTTAATCTTTTCTTCACCAAACATAAACCCTAGATGATGTAAATATACATCCCTTACATATAAAGGTTTATTAAACCGTACACATCGTGTCTCATAAAACTCAACCTTGTTAGGGTTAACCAGTACTACTGGCATATGGTCACGCATTTCATATATGTGGCTATCACTAGCATAATCCAATACAGGGATAAAAACAGCGTCATAATCGTTACCTTTAAGTTTATCTATTATCTTACGTTGGTCTTCCTTTAATATTATCTCATCAGCATCAACTGTCCATACATAATCATATTTACGTAATGCTTGTATACCCTCATTCCTTACAGCAACCTGCCCATGATCCTTAAAGCTCTTACTTATTACTAGAGGGTTAGGGTAGTATTCGACTACGTCCTTAAAGTAATCGTCCAGTTTGTAACAGGGTATAAATGTTGCTACATTCATAATAGCTCACAATCACTTTGTTCTGGTATAACATACTTAGTCCTATTAGGATCATTGTTTATTTGGCTTCTTTTCTCATTTATACTTTTCCTTAAAGCTGAATATCTATTAGTTTCTGGCAGTTGCGTTAAGCTATCCGAATGTAATCTGCGAAACATTAACTCTTCTAATCCAACTACTTCTATATTAAAGAATTGTAATCTATGAATAAACTCTATATCTTCTGCACACTTCCAACAATAGTATCCACCAAACTTCTTAAATGTATCTAAATATATAGCTATAATACCACCCGATAGTTTACCTAAATGTAACCCATCAGTATTAACTCCTTCAGAATTAAAGTTCACTAAACCAACTCTACATAATTTATCTACACTTAAATCTTTAATAGCTCTCTCTATGAAATATGGAAACATTATATCGTCACCATCAAAGAATATTATTATATCGCCAGTAGCTTTGTAGGCACCTGTATTCCTACTTTTACCAGGTCCACCATTCTCTTTAGCATAATAAACCTTTAAGTTATTATATTTACTACATATTTCCTCTAGCTTAATTCTAGTTTCTTTACACTTATCAATAACAACTATTATTTCATATGCTTTATATGTTTGATTTTTAATTGAATCTAAACAAGCTTCTATATAATTTGAAACTTTATAAGCTGGAATTACTACGCTCACCTTTCGCATATCTTCTCCCTATACCAAGTACTGGAAACTCCCTTAGTATGTTTTAAATATTCAACCTTACAGAACCGTTGACCACTATATGTATTCTTATTCCAATCGTTACCAACAAACAGTACATCAGGTTTATATTCATTTATTAACCGTTCCTTACTATCAACGTCCTGCTTAATTATCTTATTAGCATATCCAGTCTTTCTAACTAAATATACTCTATCCTTATATGTAAGTAATGGTTCAACCCTCTTAATTGACATCATATATTCATCGCTTGATATACATACAATTAAATGATCGCACCTACTCTTAGCTTGTCTCAATAGATTTATATGCCCCATATGACATAAATCAAACCCACCAAAAGTCATCCCCATTCTTACTCTCTTTTTTACACTTAGATACATTGTAAAACTCCTTGTGAGGGATTCGCCAGTCTCCATACTTTTCAGTAAGAAACTCATCATACCTAGCTGGTGCTAGAAATGTTTTATTATAAAATTCTATCTCTTTAAGCTGTTCAATATTCTCTGCCTTATGTACTAACACAGCATCATATCTATGCCCTACATTATATCTGTAGTTACCCTTCTTGCTCCATATAGGTATATCAAGTTTCTCCCCATACTTCTTAACTGCAAGTCCAAAGGTACTACCATCATGCGGTCGCTCATGTCTATGGTCAGCTACATGTAAATCCATACAACTATCCAACGCTTTAATGATATACTCTTGCATAGGTAAGAAATCCTCATACAGTATCCCTATATCAATATCCTTATCAATAGCCACAAACCCACTATCACGTATAGCTCCAAGAAAGGTACCACCATACAGAAAGAACTTAACACCTAAATCATCAAGTATATCCTTAACCTCAAATAATAGTTTCTTAGCGTTATTTACATCCATCTACAAACCTCATTATAGCTGTTATAACGTTACTATCCACATGCGCGTATCCATACTTGGGTATCTCACAAAACCCTACCTTAGTATTAGACCAGTTCTCCTCAACTGTTACCCTATGTTTCTCATGTCCAATAACATATGTTGGTGTACCCTGTAACAGACTAAACTTAGGGGGTGCTGACGCTCCGCCAATACATACCCTTGCTGATGATATTATATCTATCATCTCCTGTATAGAAGTCTTACCAATTAGGTTATTATAGTTACTATTAGATAAATTAATGTTATAAGCACCCTTAGTACTACCTATGGATATTATTTTATTTTTGTTAAATTTTACACACAAACTTTGCAATAATTCGCGGTAAAACGCCTCTGAGAGGTTCCTATCACTAAACCCTTTATAAGTTCTACATCTAGGGAATACTATTATATTAGGTTCATACGTAGTTGTTACTTCATACGGTTTAACCTTTACCCCAACAAGCTGTTTCTTACTGGAATTAAGTGACTGACTACTATCTATCTCTATACCCTTACTCTTAAAGTATTTAATTATATCACTATGTTCAACACCGTTAAAACCGAAGCCATCCTGTAACTCTTTATTAAAAGGAAAATCTACTGGTAATGCTACGGGTTTCTTATATAAACAATACCGCTCAGGATATGTTATTACCTCTACATCCCTATCAATATATATGCTCCAACCAAGTTCACCTACGTCTGCTAATAGCTTCATAACCTCTACTCCTAAACTCTGCCTCATCACTATTCCACATAGCTACATTATTCTCTTCTCCACCCTTATGGTCGTGATGTATCTTAGCTTCCTCACAATATACATAACCTACATCCTTAGCTCTAAAGTATAGGTCATCATCACAATAGTAATGCTTAAACTTAGTATCGTACCATATACCATTAAGATTCTTATCTATATGTTTCTTAGTGGTTAATGTAACGCAAGCTTTCTTACCAGCCCATCTACGCATCTCATTTAAACATACCATTCCATAATCGTCAAAGTTCGCCTTAAAACAGTTCAACGCATATGTAAGCCACATAAACTGTGGGAAATGGTCATCACAGAAAGCTACTACATACTCACCCTTAGCAGCTTTATACCCTGCTTCGATCTGAGTTGTTATTGTTTTGCCAGCATCTATATATTTTGCATGAGCATGTTGTGCTAGAATTGGTTTTCCAGCATTAACAACAATTATCTCATAGTTAACTAGGGTGTTATCCTTTATAGTCTGTATACATCTTTCTAAAGTATCGCTATCCTTTGTAACCACTATAATGGAAATCATTTAGCACCACCATTAAACAGTTCGCTCCACTTCTCGGATACTCTCTTCCAACTATATGTATCCTTAGCCCACTTAACCATCTCTTCTCGTTTATCATTATATAACTTAGGGTTTTTAAGATACTCTATAACCTTACCTGTCCACTCAGCAATCTCTTCCTTACCTATAATAGATACTCTTTGTTTAGGTGCGTCCTTAGACTTAATAACAGCCTTATCACCATCAACCTTATACCCAAATTGTACTGTCTCATTTAATGCTGCTACTGTGGTTGTTATTGGTATACATCCTGCCGCTTGCATCTTCATAGCAGTAATACAGCTTATCTCAGTAAACTGCGTAGGATAAAGCCAAAGATTACAAGAAAGCATATACTTAGCCAATTCTCTATGAGGAACCATACCATAATATTCTATACCATCCTGTTCTAAGAGTTTCATTATACGTTCTTTAAACTCTTTCATCTTCTGGTTATTCTTATGTATCTGATCGTACACTTTAGTAAACCCATAAAACACATGTAGTTCAGCTTCAGGTACAGCAGCCTTTATCTCCGCCCATGCATTAAGTACCGTCTCTAACCCTCTATCAGGGCTACTAGCGTATATACAAGCGTATGGATTCCTCTTAATCTTATCATTAAAATGAGTTAAATCTATACCATTCGTTGTAACAAAGAATTTCTCATCACATATTCCTGGTAAACAATCTCTGTGCCATTTAGAGAGTACAAAGATTTTGTCCACCTTATTAACTTGTTCTTTAGAAAAATACTCGTACTTACATACGTCATGCAACCAAAGGATATTATAACTATCTTCAGGTGCGAGGATGATTGATCGTGTATCTCTCCATGATATGAATACCTTTGCGGGCATTGTCTTATCATACTTCCATATTCCCTGCCATTTAACTCCATCATATATACCCTCATCTAAACAGTTGTTATATACTTCTACTTCCCAACCTAACTTAGCAAGTTCGCGGGATACATTTATTACTGCCTCTTCACTACCGCCTATACCTTCACTCTCACTCTTAGCGTCCCATAGATCGTACGAGTTACCACAATATATAATTACCTTATTGTCTCCCTTAACATTAGTCTTAAGCTTATTAAGCTCATGTACAAATAGTGGGTGTGATGTAGCACAATTAGGTATTGCTCTTAAAAATTGTTCTTTCTTTTCTGGTTCGTTCTTAGCTATATAGTTATACAAATCTAATGATATTTTCTCCGTATTCATATTCTCTATCATTATTGGTATACTCTTTGACCAGTTAAGAAAGTATTTGTTGTCAGGCCTATACTGTAACGCTCTACTAGTACACTCTAAGGCATCATCAAACCTAGCCTTCTGCACTAACGCGTATACTAACGGCTCTAACGGTTTATATGTAAACTCCATAGGGTCGTATGGTACAGGCAAATTCTCACCTGGTACTTCCATCTTATACCCTAAGTTAGTATAGAATATTACGTTATCCCAATCCTCCATACAAAAATACGTCTTAGCCAATGCAAAGTAAGCTCCAGCCCATTTAGGTCGTATCTTAATACAATCTAAATCAACGTCTAACGCTTTATCATATAACCTAGTCTTCCTATATATTTCACCAAGTATAGATAACGCTTGATACCTATGTTCGTCACTCTGTGTTGCCCCTATAAACTCTTCAAATATAGGTGCTGCCTCATTAGATAATCCAACAGCATTAAGGCTCCTAGCATAGTTCCATACGTTAAAAGGATCAATCTCGTTAGCCTCATGCTCTTTAATATAATTCTCTTCAGATATAGTTAAGTTACGTTCTGCACTATTCTGTATCCTATCTTTATGCGGATGGTGTTTTACATACATTTTATCCTGCGGTATTTTAGACTGTATACAGTCAACCTGTTTTAGTGCCTCTTCATGTAATGATCCTGACCACTTAAACCACTTAGTTCTAAGTATACGTTCTCTCCATACAACCATAGTGGTATTACCATTACTATCCTGGTCATAATCATAGTACATCCATAATGCACCTACGGCCTCATTCTCGAACTGTTTAACTACTTTAGGTAAGAAACTAGCACCTTCAAGTGTATCATCAGCATCAAGCCATATCATTAACTCTGTCTCCACTTTACTTAAAGCAAAGTTACGTGCATCAGCAAAATTATTATTCCATTTATATTTATACTCTTTACCGTATTTCCTTATTATCTTAGATGTAGCCCTAGACTTACCAGTATTGATAATTACTATATCATCAACATAGTCCTTACAACTCTCTAAACATCTAATCAAATCTGTTGTTTCATCCTTCACTATCATTGATAGGGTTATCTTCATGTTATCTCCTATTTTATTATCGTTGGTTTCACTAACTGTCCACCAAGTTTTCTTAAAGTATTTAACTGTCTATTCCCAATAACATAAGTAGTATCAAAATATTTATTGTATAAATCAATAAACTTTATTACCTTCTTATATTCCTCGGAACTTATTAATACGCCACCATCTTTAGTTTCTAAGTCCATTATTTACTCTTTTCTATTAACGAAAGTATAGTTGAACTCCAAGTTATTGAAGCTACTGTTATAGATAATAGTCCAGCTATAATAGTGGTTACTATCCATGTAGGTCTATTCATTAAATTATCCTTAATATCTGTTACAGTTCCCTTTATCTCTGATATTTCATCCTTTATCTCTGTTTTAAAGTCATCAAAGTTCTTCCTAATATTAATTATGTTCTGTCTATTCTCAATACTTAATTTACTATCTTCCATACAACCCTCTCTATAGTTTTTTTAATTCTATGCTTTCAATCTCTCCAGCACCTTTGTTAATTTCTTTAAAACAAGTCGCTAAATTGTTTAACAACTCTATACAAGGAATATCCTTTAATATTGGAGTTTCAGTAAACACTATTTCGTTTGTATTTATATCCAACTCAACCTCTATATTAGTTTTAGGTACTATACCATTAAGCTTTATTTCTAAACTATGCGTCATTTAACCTCCTCAGGTTTTTTGTCACTATTAGGGGTATTAACTGGCTGTTGTACTTGACTGTTTACTATTTTGATTATCTTACCATTTACGTCTGCTAACATAGCTTTCGCAATGTCCATTTTAGTAATTAGTTTTCCTTTACTTAAATACAATTCATTTAATTCCATTTTCTTCTCCTATGCTAGGGGTTATATAACTTTTTTAACTTGTATTACGATATTAACAGTTACAGTACCAGCATATCCAGCAGGGCAATTATGTAACATTAAATTCTTTGTTCCTTGACTAATTTTACCTGTAGCGTTTTCACCTGCCACTATACTTACTTTCTCATGAATATGTATAGGCTCTATCTCAGTCTTTTCTTTTATTGTAAAATTTGACATATGTTACTCCTTATCTAGTGCTTGTGCCGCTTTCTTAGCTATATACGCATCTTTAACAGCTTGTGTATGCACCACACCTGCTACATCTTTAACTTTCTTATCCTCTTTAGAACTGTCAGCATCAGGTTCAATAACGTGTCTGTGGTACGATTGAGATAACATAACGCCATCTTCCATTATGCGTATAGATTCACGCACCTGTATCTGTCCATCTTCTAACACTTCAATCTTATCTATTACTTCAAGTTTTTCTAAACTCATCTTTCCTCCTTTTTATACTGTAAAATATGTTAGTGAAAATCTTATAGTATCATTTGCAGATAACCCTGCAATATCAACTGTACTTAATCCTGAATTATCTATTGTTTCATAAAACAATAAAGTTGAAACAGAACTATTAACAGATGTAGGCTCAACAGTTATATAATCTGCTGTATAATCAATTCCACTAAAAGTAACTGCTCCTATTGCCGCACTTGCCGCTTTTTTAGCAAAAGGTATTCCTGATAATTTTATATATCCTGCACCACCACCAGTAATTGAACTTGCCATAGGTATTTGAGCAGTTATAGTTACTTTATTACCTATTTTAGTATAATTACAAACCTGTGTACCTGTTTCATATGTTCCTGCTGTTGTGCTTCCTGTAACTGTAGCAGTCCAAGTCCCCTCCTCATAATCATCTAACGTATTAGCGTCTGCACTAGCTACTTGTGTTGCAGGGAATTTTACTGCTGGTGTATTAACCACTCCTGTAGTCGTCAAATCGTTATCATTCAAGTCTAATGGTATACCAAAATTCACACCTACAACATCGCCGTCTTCTGGTATTAAATAATATATACCATCAGTATCTAGTTGCCATTGTACATATCTACCTGTACCTGCGGATGTGTTCTGCCCCCAATGTCTAAATGGATAATTCTGACCTGTCCATACTTGACCTAGTTCAAGCAGCCCACCTGTTACTGGATAAATAACTATATTACCACCAGTTGTTTGTATGAAAGTTCCTTTAGAAGATTTAAGATAACCATTTCTAAATTGGTCAAAGAATATCTCCATAGTATCGTCGCCTTCAACAGCTCTCCTACTAACTATATGCTTTTTACCGTCAGCATCATCGGCCATATCTGTGTCACCAAAGAAAACAGCATCGCCTTGAGCATCAGGTTGTAATTTTAATATACCTGCTGAATTATAAAACGCTGGAGCATCAACAACATCCCCAGAATTTAACGGGCTTAATACCGTACCTGTTCTATCCCAAAATCCTACAGTACCACCTATTTTCCATACAGCGTCTCCTGTCCCAGTATCCTTAGTAAGTACGTATTCATTTGTCGCACCTGACACCGCTGTTAAAGCGTTTATAGCTGTCTGTGCTGTACTTTGTCCTGTACCACCATGTGAGATAGCAACGTCAGTAGATTCCCATACACCTGTAGCAATAGTACCTGTTTCAGTTATTGCTGATTGTAGGAAGTGTTCACCTGCTACAAAATCAGAAAAACCATCGTGGTAAGCTCCACCTGCATATGCTATATCGCCATCAGTTACCGCAGTATCGAACTGTGCCTTAGTTCCAGTTATACCTACTATGGTTGTTTGATCGCCAGTATTAGTTCCACTTAAGTTATTACCAGTTATGTTTCCACTAGCTGATATAACGTCAAAAGACTGTGTACCTGTCCACGTATTCTCAATATCTAAATCTATACCTAACGGACTACTTACTGTACCTAGGCCTAACAGTGTTGTATCACTAGAAACAGACGTAAGCCCACTACCTTGTGGTGAACTTGTTTGTGACGATCTACTTCCAGTTAAAGTTCTAACTTCAGTTATAGTCCAGTTACCGCCAATATACCTTATAATTATCTGGTTTGTAAACACAAACTCAGGTGTAAGGTTTTGCAAGTTACCTAAACTAATACTGTTTACATCAAGGTCTCGTTGTGCAGTTAATGAAGCACTCTCACTCTGTCCCTGAACAAATATGTATCTTAAAGCCTGTGAATTAGCGTCAGCTGCAAGCGGTAAGCATCCTACCCATATACTCATATAGTAGTTATTACTCATTAATGTCTGACCCCAAGTACCACTAAACTCATTCCAATATGGTTGACTTCCGCTTAAAGGCACTATATCAGCTTCAGCACGATCAAATTCAACAGTGCCTGACCCTGAAAGGTAAGTGTTTGTATATGGTCCATCATCTGCTAATAGAGGGCTTATAGTCTCTAAATCTTCATCAAATATCTCAGTAGCCTCAACACTAGGTCTTCTATTAGTTGCCGTTGTTGAATCTACAACATAATCCTGTAAAGCACCACCAGACTGTCTATACGTACCATCAAGTCTATGTTCTTGTCTATGTGTTTGCCACTGCATTAACCCGTGACATTCCCTTTGGTATACCCACGTAGTATTTGTATTGTCATAGAAAGAGATTGCTATTAATAGGTTTTGATAGAAGTCATCTTCATCAAGCGTTGCTACATCTGCCCATTCAACAGTAGTTCCGTCATACATAAGAAAGTACGCTGTGTTTGTAGGTGTATCGTGTGCAGGTGAAGTCCAACCACTCGTTATTTCATTTATCTTCTTACCTACATAATAAGCATTTACTGTACCAGTTAAAGTAACTGTTCTAGTGGAATTATCCCCAGTAATAATTACATTTTCAGGTTCAGTAAAACCAGTAGGTTCTTTCTGTAGTTTAAAATTCTTTAATGCTTTATCAATTTTTATATTCATATTACATTTACCCTATATGTTGTATCAGCTACCCATGTTAATCTTATCTTACTTATCGTTATACCATCTAAATCGTATACATCAGCATCCTTTAGCGTTGTTACACTACCATAGTTTGTACCATCATTAGACACCTCAACCTGTATATCACCACCACCATCATTAACTATATATCCATCTATACCTGTTCTACTTAAGTCAGTAGCAATATCTAGTACTATAGGACTATCACCAGTTACGAAGGAAGTATCCTCATATGTTATATTACGTTTCTCATCCCCTACTGATATTTTAGTAGGTAAAGGATTAGTCTCAAATGTCTCGTCATATTCCTCGAGAGATACTTTAAAATTACCTGCTGTAGTCGCCTGAAAGTCTACAAATGTACCCTGTGGATTTTCACCTGTAAGTACTGCTTTAACAAGTTCAGCATCATTCTCACCACTAATCTCATCCTTAATTCTATGGGATGAAGGTTTAACATAATATGGTTTTAACGTAACCTGTAATCTAAAATATGTCTGTTCAGTAGAACCGTTAGTATAAACTATTCTAAAGTATTTAGTTGAAGCTTGTACACTAGTAGTATTACCATCATTAGCAAATAACGAAAATGTATCAGTATTATCTATATTAGTCCCATCAGATGAAAACTCTATACGAAGACCGTCTACGGCTGAATCGTGGGATGCAATAGCGTTAATCATTATTACACCAAAGTTTGTTATGTCTTCCCACTCACCAGTAAAAACGCCATCAATGCCTAAGGGTGTAGATGTACTATTGTCAGTACTAACGTGTCCAGGTGCAATAGCAACTAATCCAAAATGACCATTAGTGGGTATAACATCAGCGTCATTAGTACCATCAGTTATTATTACCTTGCCGTTACCACTACTATCGCCATTAGCCTTAACCCAAACTAGATTATCAGAATCCCAAACATACTTACCAACCTTCTTAAGGAATACGTTAGCATCGCCCTCATGTTCTTTTCTATCTATCTCAGTGTTGTAATTGCCCATTATATATACCTCGTCTTATCCTTTAGTTTCTTAACTATAATATCCCAAGCCTTATCAAAGTCATTGGTTTCTAAAAGCTCCTTTAACATAGCCTTCACTTCAGGTTCTTTGTATTCTAATAATATATCTTTATCCGATTCTAATTTCTTACTGCTCAGTATCGCCAATCGCATTTAACGCCCCTTTTTTCTGGACTGCTCGTAAAAAAAATCTCCAGTCGCCTGTTTCCTTAGCCCTGTTTTGCATTTCTTCCATTTCTTTAACTAATAAATCTTTTTGGAAATCAACTATATTATCCAAGCTCTTATTCATTAACTCGTCTGTTAGTTGATGTTTTATTTGGTTAACTATTTCTTCTTTACTAGGGAGTTTCTCCCCAGATAAAATTTTATGTAAAGTTATCTTTATATCGTCAATATCGCTAGATGGACTTTTATGTAACAAAAATTGGTGGAGAGCTTCAGCGTCTTCATTAGTTATCTTACCGAAACTATCCCTTATCATACTATATACTTTTTCAGGTATTGGTGAACCTGTTAAACTAAACGATCGTACTGATGGTACTGATTTACCATTACCACCAACAATAACTGTACTTACTGGTGCTATATCCATTATCTACCTACCTTAAACTGTTTGATGTTTTGTTCAAACCATTTCATACCATCTTTACCTTGCCAAAACGCAGGGTTAATCTCTTCCATAGCCTTATAGACTATTAACGGAACCTTTATCTTAAGCATCTGTAACTGTTCTTTACTCATACCATTACTATGCAATAAGTTATCATTAGTATCCTTAACCTCAGCCACAAACTGTGCCGCTTCAGCAGGAAATAAATCAAAGTATCTATTAACTATATCCATCGGTCCGTCAGACGTAAAAATAGGTATAGCATAACATTCACATGTTGTATCAGACCAATAATGTAAAATTCTCTTTATATTCGAATATTGCTTATTCATTTCTTGTGCTTGTACTGTCATCCTATGCCAAGCTAAATGTGGTTCAACCCATATCATTGGTTTGAATAGATTTAAAATACATCTCTCATAATCTTTTTTTCTTAACTCTTGCTCTTTAGTTAGTTTCATATATTCCTTAATAGGTAAAGGCCAGGGCTTTTTACACCCCAGCCATACCATGATTCTATCTATTAATTGAAAACACTAGATAAACCAGTCGCCTTAGCATTATGTCTTTCACCAAGAACTTCAAGCGTCATTTCTCCACGAATAACACCCTTAGTACCGTGTGTATCCTGAGAAACTTCAGATGTAGGAAGAACATTTACAGGTTCTCCAATAGCCATCTTAAACTTTCTATTCTCAATCATCATAATTGCATTAGCAACCGCTCCAGTAAGCATATCCCTAGCAAGGAATATTTTCTGCACACCGAAGTCTGATTCATATACGTCAACTGCAAGCGTAAGTCTCTTATCAGCACTAGCTATGTTCTTAGTAGAACCAGCCGTAAAACTAGATATGATCCTTTTTAACTTAGCACCAACATATACTTCATCTGGTCTTCCACCTTCGTCCCAACACATTTCTGCTAGTCCGTTATAGAAACTCTCAGTTAGTTTAGTACCACTAGCTACTGCTGTTGCATTAGTTGTGATAAAGTTAAGAGCTCCCGCCATTCTACGTGCTGTAGATGCGTTACCTGACGCTCTTGAACCTCTAATGAAAGTATGCTCCAAATCGTTACCGATCTCCATAAGAGCTTTCTGTTGTTGATATAGGAATTGGTCATCAACACCAGCACCCTGTACCCATCTCTCTGTAGATGATACATGGTAAGTTTTATCAAATATCTGTGTTAAGTTAGATATTCTACTAGGTGCAGTTACAGTACCAAAACTGAAACTTGAACCTTCCACATTAGCATTGTCACCTCTACTGGATAGAGTATCTTCTGGCCACTGGTGAAATGTATTGCTAGCTCTTGTCTTTGCGATTCCTGAAATAAACGGCGTATCAGTTGGTGATAATTGTATTACCGCCAACATCACGTCTTCAAGTCTATTCCCATCATCATATGTTTGTAAAACTGCCATTAGGCGTCTCCTTCGTTTTATTTACGAGCAGAGTTTACATGTTTAAGATAAGCACGCCATTCAGGTGAATGTGGACTACCACTATCCTCAGCAGCAGCTAATAGTTTATCTTTTGTTGTTGATGATGTAGTGTCAGCTTTAGCAGTAGATGAACCTAAGGAGTTCTTTGATTTTTCATCAGTTAGTTTTTTCTCCGCTTCTCTACTTTTCTTTTGCGCACTATTAATTCTATCCTTAAGGATGCGTTCTGCGGCTAATCGTGCAGCTACAGCATGTCCTTCAGGGAAACTATTTATATCATCAAACCTTTTATCACTTTGGACCATTTCAGCTGTCCTCTTGTAATGTTCACTATTAACGTCGCTAAGTTCAGGGTATTCAGCTATTACAGCATCCCACGATTGTACTCTCACAGCGTCATTTTGGGTTTCATTTCGTGATTGAGTAACACCCTTGGCTATTCTCTTATCAGCCATTAGATCGCTAATCATATCGATCATAGCATCGTTACCTTCTTCTCGATAACGTGTACGGTGTTGTTTTAGTTCATCAACACTTAAATCTTCCCAAGTCTTATCTTTAGATTTCTCTCTACTCTCTTCTTGTGATTTTTGTTTCCAAGTAAGTTCGTCAATACGTTTCTGCATAGAATTTTTAGTACGACTATTCTCGTTCTTCAATTCGTCCACTTGTTTCGTTAACAAAGCTAACTCAGACTCTTCCTTCTTTTCTTCAGAGGTCTTCTCGGTCTGTGACTCCGTAGGCTTATCCTCAGATACCTTTAATTCTTGAGCTTCATCAAGAACTTTCACATCTTCTCTTACGACTTCGTTACTGTCTTCCATATTAACTCTCTCTGTAACAGTCTTCGTTGATTTTAAATCAGATTTAGACATATTGTCCTTTCCATTTTTTAAAGAGGGTTAGTCCTCTATACTAATACATACCATTGAAGGGCTGGTAAGAAACCCATATCTTTATGAACCAGGTCGGTCCTTCATAACACTAGACTGTGTTAAATCTTTACCACCAACACTATTACCCTCTATAGCCTGTGCAGCATCAATTACTGTACTACCACTCTTAGGTAATGTAGGTTGAGGTGTTTTAGGAGCAGGTCCGCCACCAATAGGTTTCTGTCCTTTTCCATCTAACTGTACATTATTTGCCATTACTTTTTCCCCTTTTTAGTTGCTTTTATTGCACCTATACTTCTTTCCTGTTTACTACCTGTTTGTGGAGGTAACACGTCCTTTGGTCTTTGAATATTTGCCATCTCATCTCCTTCTTCTATACCATTGAATTTCCGCCATTATACTGGCCATCACTAAACTCTTTTTCAGCGTCCTCTCTAACGCCTATATCCCGCTCTAAACTCTCTTTCATATTAATTAAATTAGTTAGTTCAGTACCATTAGGTATAGAATAAAATATATCAAGTATTGTACCCCATATACGTGCTTCACACTTATCCTCAGTAGTATCACCAACACCTAACGCTCTACCTATAGCATCAACACGCGCCTCAGACAACTTCTTTAATAATACAGCGTATCCATCAGCTTCAGCTAACTTAACTACACTCTCAATTTTAACAATGTTACTTGCTAATTCTTTTAATTGGTTTCTTTCACTAGCTTCCATAAGTCCTTTCTATCTTCCTGCTTTTTCGAGTTCAAACTGTTGTTGTTGTTGCTGCTGTTGAGCTATCAATTGCTGTGTTTGGTCATACTCTTCTCTTGTATTCAGGAGTCTTTCTACATTTTTAGGATCACTCTTCCTTAAATATCGTTCCCAAGCCGCATACTTATCCATAGCACCCGACTGGTCAGTCAAGGCTAACTGTAATTCACTAAATGATTTCTGTACTTCTAACGTACGTGCTAGTAACGTAAAATCACCAGTAGGAACTATATTGAATCTACCTCTAAGGTCCATCTTACTTACTTGTAGTGGTTTCTTACCAGTAACCCTAACTTCAGCCACATTAGGTCCGTACTGTGTCCATAGAGCGAATATCTGTGAATATAACTTATATAAACTGTCTTTAAACAACCTAGCGTCAAAAGAGAATATCTGTTTACCTAGGGATACAACTTCAGACACCTCAAACGCTGTCTTACGCTCACCACCAGATAAACTACCCGCATCTATATCGGGTTGACCAATATACGTCTCAGATAACTTCCTAATCTTCTCCATCTCAGTATCAAACGATATATCCATGTTAGATATAGGTAATTCCTGTAAATCGTCCATACGGTGTACTGGAATACCCTGTCCAGGTATAAACTTAATGTTCTTAGGGTTAATTGCACCTATACGATACTTAAACTGTAATGTGTTAGCTAACGTCATACGATCCAACTTAGCGTTCTCCTGTACAGTTAACTCAGTCTGGTAGTTATCAAGCATTTCAGGTAATCCACGCTGTGAATAGAACCTATCGTCATTCAACTCAAAGTCTAATACAACAAATGGCCACTTATAGTGGTTATACGGAAACTCTATTTCCCTAAGTATCGCCTTAGACGCAGGATGATATGTAATAACTACTTTTTCATCAACACCGTCACCATCAATATCTTTCCAAGTATATACTTCCCATACTTCATATAATTCACTATCCTTACTAAACTCACTAACACCCTCACGGTTCTTCTTCTGTTCAAGTAAAGCACTTATACTAAGTATCTTATCCCCAACATCACCCCTAGCAGTAGTCTTACGAAACTCTAACGCCTTATCTACAGCCTTAGGTTTAAACTTACCGTTACGCTTAGCTATCTTCAAATCGTTCTCTGTAAGGTACATACGGTGCGTTATACGGGTAGCAGTCTCTATATCAGTAGTAAATGAAGGTACTATAAGGTCTTTATCATCAACCGCTATAACACGCGGACCATCATATATGACAGTCTTAGCTCTATACTTAATTATAGTCTTACCTTCCCTAAACTCAGATACCATTCTATTCGCCCAAACAACGTCCTCATCAATATCAACACGTAAATCAGTAAATTGGTATATAACCTCAAGTAACTGTTCATCAGTAATTAATGGGTCCGATATAGCCTGTATTATCTCGCCAGGTAAGTTCTCTACATCTAAAAATGTAGTTGTATGTATATCCTGATAATCCCACACTACCTTTAGGAATCCTTTACCCTTTTCTAACATTCTATCAACACCTATACTCAACGACTTAAAGTAGTTCATACCAGGTGCTTGATTCATATAGTATTTAAGTAACCAATCCATTAAGTTCTCAGCAGTAGTAGCGTTCTCTATAGCAGTAGCCCCTAACGCCTCAAACGTCACTACAGGATCACCCTCAAACGCTATATTGATATAGTTAGGTTTCATCTTCCTTATCTTCTCATCAGTAAGAAATATATGTATATTAGATGCACCAGGCCAAGGGAACGTCTTACTTATAGGACGTACGCCATACCTTTTCTTATAGTATCTAATAAGTTTATCATCCCTAACAGACCTATCACTTATATCCTTCTGTATCTTACTCTCAAGGTCCTTAATAAAATCATCAGACGTACTACCGCCAACTTGATTAGTAACTTCAAGTGCTTCTGGATTACGTTTTACTTCATTTTCTTTCATCTTGCTGGCCTTTCGTCATAAAATGTTTTTACTATTTTCTTCGCCATAAATGTTTCCTTATTCTTCTTATAGTCTAATCTGCAATTAGGGCATACTTGTTCCTGAAAAGTTCTATTTCCTTTTCCATCTATCAAGTATGGTCTTTCTAAATGTCTTACACTCATCTAACTCCACCTTTTTCATCTATCATATTATCCTTTTTCGTTTTAATTTCTTTATTCTTCTAATATGAGCACCAATAGATAATCTTTTCTTAGGTCTTGCCTTAATACGTCTTCCCATTATCTCACTCCCCATAACTGGTTACTGTTGTAGCCCTATTCCAACTAGTTGGTACTTCACCCACAACTTCATCATTATAAAAGGGATTGTCTGATATACAGTATCTAACACAATCCATAAAATCCTTATATTTCTCTTCAGGCTTCTCCTGTAACGCTTTATCGCTATTACGGTAATCGCCATACGTATAATGTAGGAAACCATATATATGGTTCTTACAATTATCAACTATATACAACTTAGGCTTATTAACGCTATCAATGGGTTTCTTCCTATCATAACGTAAATAACTCTTCACCTTATCGTGCCCTGACACAATACTAGCGTTATCATCAGTATAACTATTGTTAAAATGTATGCCATATCGATCAAACTCGTCTCTTATGGTATCCCCTGTCTGTACACTCTTCCTATTACCATATCTAGCATCTATAATAAAATAAGGATCGCCATATATCTCGTTCTTACCCTTAATTATATCAGCATAATCCTCAACTGTCTTTGAACAACTCTTCATTATATGGTAGCTCTCATTAGGCCACTCATCACATATATATACGTCACCAGTCTTATCCACACCATACCAACCCATAGCAAACGGTTTCCTATCATGCGGGTCAGTAACCTGGTAATACGTTAAATCCTTCGGTAACTTACTATGCGGTATTACATGTACTTCCATATCAAACTGCGTATATATACGGCCAGTTAGGTGGATCGGTTTACCACTAACACGCGCCTCACGCTCCTCTTCAGGATACTCAGCTATTATTCGTGCTATATCCTCATGTTTAAGTACACCACGTATACCACATTTACTACAGTTATCCTCAATATCAGCCGTAACTAAATACCACGGCTCCTTCTTAATCTCAAATGGGTTATCCATCCTATCAAAAATCCAACCACCACTATATAGCGGAGTCATAGTAATAAGTATTAAACCACCACGTCTTAAACGTCCCATACACTCACCGAATATACGCTCAGGAGGCGGTTCATCAAACCACGTCCACTGTAACGTAGGACCAGCAAACTGTTCAGGTTCAGTATCATACGTCATTATATCAAAGAGACATGTACGACCCTCACCTATATTACACTCAAACTTGGATAGAAACGTCTTGCCACCCTTAGTCGCAGTATAAGTACCTTTAGGGAACCATTCTTTTAATAGAGGTATAATGTTTGTTTCAATGTTCCTAATGGTACTCACAATACGACCGTGTGACGGTCTATAAAAATCCCTGTATCGCGGTTTATCAAACCACTTGTTCTGCGGGCCATATATTAAATTACCAATAATGTTTATAGCAGCAACCGACTTCCCAACACCGTTACCAGTAGAGAATACGTTAACAAAACCTAACAGTTTAGAGAAATCTTCCTGCTTACCGTTTGGTGTATAGAAAGCTAACGGATTAGCCTTTTTTCGTTTTTGGTACTCTATTACCAGTTTTTCTAATTGGTCTCTTGATTGGTTTATTTCCACCATATATATCCTCTAAGGTAATTCCTTTTTCTAATTCGCTTTGAACTTGTTTTTCTTCTTCAGGAGTTCTCATTTCTTTTGGTATTTCTTGAAATGGTATACTAACTAACATGCCAGGAAGTGCGTTAACATTAGCACGGTCTTCATACCATTTTGCCCTAAGCTCTTCTTTAGTAGGTTGTTTAACCTTCTTACCCATACCTAGGGAGGCCGCTATACGCATCAACTTTAAATCTTCAGTCTCTTTCTTAAGCTCATCCACCCATCCCATAGAGGATCGCATATCAGCTTTCCAATCGTCTAAATATTTATCAATAAACTCATCTGTAGCATTACTCACTATATACTCTAAATAACCGTCACGCTTAGGATTGCTCGCCTGCGGACGACCATTAGTATCGCCTGAAGGCTCACTAAAAGAACCACCTTCTTTACTAGGAGACGTCTCTATATAGAGTTCCTTCTCCCGTATACAAGTCTCACAATATCCACCAGTATGCAACTCATGCCGCTGTCCACAACCTCTACACTTACCTATACTACTTCCTTGGGCTACATATCCCATAACTACGCCTTACTCTCTGAGATTAACTCAGGATTTTCATATATATTTCCTATAACTTTCAACTTCTTTCCACCTAAAACCATCCATCCACCATACTGTCGTATCTTCTTTATTCTAAAACTATACGTTTTGTCATCCCAAACAACAGGAAGATGTTCTCCTTTATATTCAACTATATCACCATCATATATACTATCTTTACCAGTATACTGCATGATTATACACTTACTTCTAACTAAAAGTCCTCTAGGGGTAGGAGTAGCAATACATTTATCATCCCAAACCTCTATAAGAGTTCTTCCAAGACTCGTAACTGGCAACATTACCTTTGCATACTCAAACCATACTCTAAACTTTAGTTCCCTCATCAACTATCTCCGCATCTTCTACCTTATCAGTAGAGGTTACATCTATATTACCTGCCATATCCTTTATCTTATCGAGCAATTCACTATTACTCATATCCTTAAAATCACCTATGAAGTTAACCGTATTCTGCTGGTTCTTTATATACTGCTGACCATGAACATAATCGTTCTGATACCGCTCAGGTGCCCTATTCTTTAGGTAAAACATAATACTGTTCTCCTTACCGTCCTTAGCGTTCTTTATTAAGGCCGCCTCTACATCAAGCACGTCATCATTATCATCTATTATGCGCCTACGCTTAACTTCTTCTGCCGCTAAATCTCTAGCTATACGGAACGGGTTCTCCATATACGCCCAACTATACCATGTCCTACGTTGCACACCAGCATATGCACACGCCTTACTCACATTCCCGCCATTATTGACATAGTCTTTTAATGCCGCTAACTGTCGCGGTTTTAAATCGTATCGC